GCCGCCAGTCGAGCCTCCACCGCCGCCACCGCCTCCAGTAAAGATGCCACCGCCGGTAGTGCCTCCAGCGTCACCGCCGCCACCACCTCCTCCTCCACCTCCTCCGCCGCTGGTGCCTCCGCCCGCACCTCCGCCCGTCGCACCACCGCCCGTGCTTCCGGTGCCGGTGCCAACGCTGACGTTGCCGGCAAAGGTGCCAGGCCCACGCAGTTGCTGCTCACCATCACCATTTTCGCCAGTTCCAGTTCCAACGAAGATGCCGGCTCCCCCCGTGCTTGTTTGACCCTGACCGGCGCCTTGTGTCTGATTGCCACCCGTAGATGTTGTGGTTGTGGTAGTGCCACCAGTCGTACCACCACCAGTTACGGCAGTAGAGCCAGTCGTTGGACCGGGCTGCTGATTATTGCCTGTGGCAATTGCCGTACCAAGGATAAAAGTCCCAGTGACTGGATCCCAGCGAAGTTGGCTTGGCTCTCCGGGGACAGTTACCTTGCTCCAATCAATCGTGCTGCCGGGAGCTTGAACATTGGTCGCTCCACCAGTCGGCGTTGTCGTACCACCTGCCGGAGTGCCTGTTCCGGTTTGGATCTGCCCCGTGCTGGTATTGATCGTCTGCCAGTCGAGGTTGCCAGGAATCGGCGTTCCGCTTCCAGTGACAGCACCAGAAGGAGTACTCGTAGTGGTGGTGCCTGCGCCTGACGGCGTCGAACCCGTGCCACTAAGATTAATGTTTGTGTTGGTGCTCGGAGGACTAAGGCCGGGCTTGAAATCCGGTACGTTACCAGTGGCTACGTTGACGCCGGACTGCACCGCTCCTGCGCCGGCACCTAGAATCGTGTTGGGATTGGTCGGATCAATCGAGCCTACCTTGCCTCCGCTGCCGTAAAGACCCATACCAGTCAGAATCAGGCCGGTAAGCGGATCAATACCTGGGATTGGGAAAATGGCTGGAATGCCAGTCTGCGTAGCCTTGCCGCCTGGAACGTGGAGATCCGCCACCTTGCGGCGAATGTAGTCCACATCCTGCTGCGTCATACGACCTTCCGCCGCTAGGATCTTTAGCGTCTCAGCTTCGGCTTTGTTGTCCAGCACCCACTCCAAATCGAATCCCTGACCAGTCGGGGTATTGATCAGATCCATCACGTCCTTTGGCACTGTTTCCAACGCACCGGGCGTCGGATTGACCGGGGTCGGTGCTGGCGTGATTGGGCCGACTTGAGTCGGCGGCGTGACGTTGGGGTTGGGCTGAACGACGTTGGGCGTGTAAGTGCCCAACAACTGGTTCATCCGCTGATTCAGATTGAATATAGCCTCATTGATCTGTCCGGCTTGGCTGCGGGAATTAGGATCTTCGGGATCAAGTTGGTCCAACTGCTGATTGAGCAGGTCAATCTGCGATTGCAGCGATGCCGCTGCGTTGCCGCCATCGGCACCAATGATTTCCGCACCGCCAACCGTATTCGTTCCGCCGCCAGGGGCGATAGGACCGACCGTGGTAGCCATTACTGGGGACGCAGCAGTGGATGCGACCGGAGCGTCAAAGATAGTCGTGGGCGGGACGTATGTCTGGACAGGAGGCACAGACGCATACGGATCATAATACGGGGTCGGATCCGGCGGAATATACGGCGGAGGATCAAAAATGGTTGGTTGCGTTGCGGCTGCTGCTGCCGCCGCTGCTGCGGCTTCGGCCTCGGCACGTTGTTGAGCAAGGAACGCCTCCTGTTGAATACGAGCTGCCTCAGCTTGCTGTTGAGCAAACAATTCCTGCTGAATACGAGCCTCCTCAGCTTCCTGTTGAGCGAGCAATTCCTGCTGAATGCGTGCCGCCTCCTGCTTTTGAGCAAGTAGCGCCTCTTGCTCCGCACGCGCTTGCGCCTCGGCAAGGGCTTGTTGCTGCGCCAACGCCTGCTGTTGCGCCAATGCCTGTTGGGCAAGCAGAGCCTGTTGCGCTGCCAGAGCCTGCTGTTGAGCCAGCGCCTGCTGTTGAGCCAAAGCCTGCTGCTGTGCCAGCGCCTGCTGCTCGGCAAGATACGCTTGCTTTGCAGCAACTGGATCAAAAATGTCCCCCAAGTCCTCTTCTTGCGGCTCTTCGTCAGGAAACATTTGGAACAGGATTAAGCAGCGCCGCCGGAGCGACAGACCTCAATCAAATACTGACCATCTGACACAAACGTGGCCGTATACCAATGATTGGCGCTGTTAAGGTTGTACGTGCCAGTGTCTTTGAAGTTCGTGCCAAACGTGATGGCGTTGGAAGCAGTAGCATCCGTCGTAAAGCGCAGAATTAGGATGTAACCCGCACTCGGAACCGTTGCAGCATTAATCGTCGCTGCAGTGCTAGAGCTGCAAGGAATCAACCGTGTATTCCCCTTCTCTGCACCAAACGTGAGCGCAATCGTGCCGCCAAACGTTTCCGTCGTGGCTGCCATATTGATCGGCGTGCTGGCCCCCAGCGTGATGCCACCGGCCGAGACCGTGGCTCCGCCCGTGCTGACGGTCAGGCCACCAGTCAGCGTCGCACCGCCAGCCGCAACCGTGATACCTCCAGCAGTGACGGCAAGCCCACCAGCAGTGATCGTGGCGCCACCAGCAGTGACCGTCAGTCCACCCGTGCTGACCGTTAGGCCGGAAGCAACAATCGGGCTGGTCAACGTAATCCCGCTGGCGATCTTGGACGTGGTCACTTCGGCGTCACCAATCGCAACGGTCGGCTGTGCGATCAGATTAAGCTTAACGAACGTAATCGGATCGGTCGTTCCTGTAAAATTGTAGCCTGGAGTGACGTTTGCCATAGGAACAGCGGTTTACAGCGTGAAGAACGAAGGGCCAGACGATTGTGGCATTGAGCCATACGCAGGCATTCCCATTCCCATCCCCATCGGCCCCATCCGATCAAGCGACGGAATCCGGGGAGCTTGCGGAGCTATAGCGGCGGTGGGCGCCTGCGGGGCCATCGCCTGCGGGTTGTAGTAGGAAACCATCTGGTTCAAGCTAGGGGCCTGCTGGGGCGGAGGCGCAGCCCGCATAGCCGGGGCAGCACTCGCTAGGCTCATCGGCCGCATTCCGGGAAACTGCGGAACGGGCTGACCCCGCTGCACCAAATTGGACGGCATCTTAAACTGGTACATAGTTAGACTTGGATGAAGTTGGCGCGTTGCCCAGAGCGGGTTTCAAACGCCAGGGACATAATGCTCACGTATCCCTGCGTGTTGGTCACTTTGATCCAACTTAGGCGACCTTGGCGGCGTGCTAGCAACGGCAAGCGAAGCTCCTGAGTCATCTCAGGCTCAAAGCCCGAACCTGGCTGCACCGAGTCTGGGCCAGTGGAGTAGTCCTTACGATACGCCCGATTGTAATCGTTGTTAGCGTTCGTCAGGTCATACGGAGTGTCCGCAAACTTCCAGCTTTCGGAACGAGTATACGTCTGATCGGTCAGAAGCACGGATTCCTCATTCGCGCCCTCGGTGTAAACGGAGCACGAAAGCTTCGGCCGATTGGTAGCCACATCGAGGTAGATGCGCCGCTGGAAGTGATTGCCCTCCTCGACGACGTAGGCCCGCGTCACCAGCTCACTAGAAATCTCAGCCACTGTGGTTCCACTGATGTCGTTCTGGCCCTCATCAGTGACGAAGATCCGCCCGTCCTCGGTAATCGCGTGCAAGCGTTGCAGGCCAAGGTACTCAGTCACCTGCCAGCCTTGGATGCACATATTCATCGTCGAACTGAAATTCCACTCACCGAACCATTGGTCGGTGATGAAATTGTAGACGACAACCGTGTTGCAGACCTGGCTGTTATCCAGCGGCAGCGCGACGTATAGTTTGTTGCTCCAATAGCCCAGCGATATCTTCGAGCCTACGTCCCAGTTCACTCGGCTCATAATCTTACGAATACGAGCCGAGAGTGGCAGGGTTTTGTGCTGAAGTGCGTTGTTGGTAGCCGTCAGCGTCAGCAAGTTGATATCGCCGTAACTGACGTAAGCCAAATCGGGACCAACGGACGTAATGGCGTTGGGGCCGACCAAGCCGACCTGGCGGGTCACTTCCGTGGCGGTAACGTCCAGCAGGGAGCCCTCAACGTTGTTAAGGGCAATGATCGACTTGTTCTTGAAGACGACCAGAGTGTTGATGCCGAACGGAAAGGTCGCGACGACGTAATCCGAACTGCCAGTATTGAGATTAAACTCGTTGGCCTGCGGATCGTAGTCCGTGAAGGATAACACATCGGACGCCGCGATGCTATCCTTCCCGTCTAGAACCCAAAGTCGATTCTGGTAGTAGGTCGCTTGGCTGCTGTTTGGGATGCTGGAAAACGACGAAGGGAGAGTCGTGTTAGGAACCTCAACAAACGTCGTGCTCCAGTCGCCATCCCAGTATAGAGGCTTCTGGTTGGGTCCACGGAAAAGGTAGACCTGATTGTTGGCCTGCACAATCGTGGACCGTTCCGTCACAGTATGACTGCCGAGGCTTACCGTTCTGCGAGTACGTCCAAACCTGTAGAACCCAACAAAGTCGTACCCCAGCATCATAATCCACTGCACGCCTGCATCGTCAGGATCCGAATAAAGGCCCGATGCTAAAGCGGAAACGCCACCACTCGGGTTAGTGGAAATGTATGCAGTTGCTCCCCGCCACAACCCACCAACGGCTACAAACGCGCCGTTTCCATACGCAAAACTGTAAATTCTGTAAAACGCAGTTGGAAATGCGTTCAGAGATCGTAAAGGCCAATCCGAACCTGCAATAGACGACCGAATAGTTTGAAATTCATAGGAACCTGTTATTTGATCAAATACACTTGCAAGCAAAAACCCGTTTCCGGCCGCAAACGTTGCCGCTTCATAAAGCCCTGACGAAGCTACGTTCTTTTCATACAGCACTGACCAGTTTACTGCGTCGGTGGAAACATAATACTTAATTGGACTAAATGCTCCGGAAGCATAAATAAAGCGCCCATTGGAAAAAATGCCGTCCGAAAGAACCGTGCCATTAAAGTACGTGTTTTCCGTCCACGTAACTAGGTCATAGCTGTAGTATAGCCCTCGATATGACGCTATATCGGGCGCGCCGGTTCGATTACGCGCAATTAGCCCACCAAACACATACACGCCATTTCCGTAGGTTACGGTCTGATTGGTTCCTTCTCCAGTTGTAAGCGTGGTATATTCAAGCGTGCTATTTCGGATAATTCCACTGCGGGTCCACGTAACGCCATTGTCTACGCTAGTATAGCATTCCCAGCGGGTTGCAGTATTTAAACCGTCAGTTACGGTAGACTGCCAAATAGCAGTCGCAATCAGGCGACCATTTACTGCTGTAAGCGATGTAACCGTAAACGCAGATCCGGCTTCAAACGGGGTTATTGCGGAACCGGAGTTCCAAACTATGCCATCCGCCGACGAAAAACACCGAACGACGGAATCGCTTAATGTCGGTATTCGAATCGCAAAAAACTGATTATTCGAAAACGTTAGTTTCGGGAAAAATAACGTATAACTAGTCGTGCCAATATCGGGCGCGAAGGATAAACAATTGCAATACGCCCAGTTAATTCCATCGTAGGAATACGCTAAATTGGGATAATAAATAATGGGTGAGCCAGTGCTTAAAATTCGTGGAGATCCGGCCGCCACAAAAAGCCCTTTCCCATAAGTTACAGATAGATAGTCTCCAGACGTATTTGTTGGGAATGCTCCGGTCGCCAAGACACCTCGTACCCACGTAAGGTTATTCGTGGAAACGCCAAGCTGAGGAAGGCACACAAACCCCCCCCGCGTCACGGCATCCTTGGAGCTAAAATCCAGATTTACGGCCTTCTGGACGTTCCCAGGCTTAATGTTCTCAGCGCCGTTGTACTCATCAACGCCGATGAACGCGCCATCGCCAATTTCCTTTGGCTTATCATCCTTCTCTCCGTAAGAGCGATAGCGTTCCATAGCGGGAGACTAACTCGTAGGCGTTACTGACCCTGACGCTTGGTAGACGCCTCTCCAAGGCGATCTCCAAGGTTGTTGGTGGCGCTACCCAGCTCGGAAGCAAGCGGGTTCACAGTTGGCACTCGCTGGCGTGAACCGTGCCGTCCGTAGCGCCTTGGCGAATGAACTTGGCCGCTTGGGCCATCGCCGTGCTCCAAGTGTAAGCGCGGCCATTGATCAGCCGGTGTCCATTGGTAGCAGTCGGGTTGCTGCCATCGACCGTACACATCACATCGGCGTCTTGGATGTCGAACATCACCATATTGGTCGTGTCCGCAAAGGCGCTCAACTGAACGACCGCCGTGCTAACCGTCAGCCGCTGATCCGCTACCGCGGTGCCGCGATAAATGGCCGGCTTCGGGAAGATGTTATTGAGATTAAACGAGGCCATAAGGTGGGTGGGTTACCAGCTACGATTTTGCGACGTGTTGTGCGTAAAGACCTGCATCTGGAAGTTGTCCGGCTGCTGCCGCTCAATGCGATCCCATTCGTTCAACTTCTTCAGTTCCGCAGTCTGGTAGGCTTGCGTGGCCTTATCCATCTGGCCGTCCTGCACCAGCCAGTCGCCAAACGTCTGCCAGACCAACACGCCGCTAAGGGCCTCCGGCAGTTCCTGCAGTTCCCATTTGGCCGGGGTGTCCTCGGGATCCTGGCCTGCCGTGGTCGTGCTCAAACACTTCCAGTAATCGGACGTACCCGTCAGCGCCCCAGTCGTCCGCGTGTAGTAGATGTACTGGTCGGCCACATAGGTAGCCGTGGCGCTAAACGTATCGCCGGAATAGTTCAAAGGGGCACGGCGGTAGAAAAGGTAGACCGGATTGGCAGGATTGGTGTTGTACGAGACGTACCCATTCGTCCCCATAAATCCACCAGCCGTGGAAATCATTTGGAACCCCGTGTCCGTAACGACATATCCCTGCGGGCGGGGGTAAGTCACCATCGCTGGGTTATCCACCCAAGCTTGGAAGAGAACGTCGATCACCTTTTCGCCAGTCTGTTCGTAGGGAACAATAAACTGGTTAGGCGAGACGTTGGTCTGCTGCACCATCAGGGCACCCCAGGCGTACACGCCCTTGGTGATGTCACCCGCGTAAGAAATCGTGCTACCGTCCGTTGAGACGTTGAGGCTATACGTCTGCGAGGTGCAGGCCGCTCCCGTCGTGTACGTGATCGTGCAGAGGAAGAAGCCGTTAGGGCACTGCTGGATGTTGGCCGAGGTAACGTTGGCCTGCGTGCCAATCGTACCAGCCTGCACGTTGAAAAAGGTGCTGAACGTCGTCGTCCCGTCGTTGACTGCCAACCGGATGTAGTCTCGACCACTTGGGCGGGCGTACACGCTTACCTGATAGTCCGTCGAAGGGAACCCAGTAACCGCCTGCGCCACCTTATGCTCGCCCGTTGCGGCCGTTTCTAGGACTTTTGATGCCGTGGTGCGGTTATCGGCCGGATTGTTGATCGAATTGGCCGTAATCGAAACGTTAGTGGCCGTCCAATAACTGGACTGCGTCAGGTCATTGGGGTAGGTCAGGACGTTACCGGCAAACCGCGCTTCACCCCAGATCGACAGATCGGGCCAATTGCCCGCACCCCAGATCTGGCGGACGTTGGCGTTAAAGAGGACATTGATGCTATCCGCCAGCTCGGTGGACAGGCGGCTGGTCGGTACGCCGATCAGGCCGCAAATCTGTGCCAACGCCTTGCTGTACGGGGTCGTCCTCAAGTGTCCTTGTTGGCGTACCAGCCACCAGTAATCCCACGCCGGGCGGGATTCACCTTGGGGCGGTAGCCCTTAGCGCACATATCGGGGTTGTCCTTCAGATACTCCGGCATCCACTCGTGAACCTGGTTGCCGTGCTGCTGCTGAAGGCGGAAGAACAGGCGGGCATCAATCTTTGCCGCCATCTGCCCAAGGCCATCGATCTTGGTCGAGCCTTGAGCCGCCATAACTTTGGCTTGTTCAACCTGACGCAGACCAGCCTGCACCTTCTCGGCAGGCAAGCCCTCTTCCATTTCGCGCCAGAACTCGCGGACGACGTTCGGCGGGAGGGAGGTGATGATCTGCGGCTCGGACTGAACCATAAAAGGGGGTGGGGGCAGAGCCCTTGCGGGATGCCCCCGGGTGGGGATTAACCCAGCTTCTCGATCGTCGTGAGATCGATGATGTTCAGGTAGATGTCCAGCTCGCCCGCCGTCAGGGCGGACGGGCTACCACCAGTCGCATTCGTGAACACGGCCACCATATTGGCGGCAGCGGTCGCGGTGCGAACCGTGGCGGTCGTCGGGACACCGGCCAGAACACCAGCCGTCAGCACCGATTGCGAGGTGATGAAGCTGTTGGTCGTGGTCGTGGTGCCAACAACGACCGTGAACGCCGTCGTGCCCGCGAAGGCAGTCGAGATGTTCACCAGCGCGTTGTTGATGGCCCACTTCGCCGGCAGCGTGCCCAGCGTGACGGTCACCGTGTCCGTAGAACCGGTGCCCAGCGCCACGTCAGCACTCTTGACGGTGTACTTGTGGGAGAAGCCGCGAGCCTGCTCCTGCAGCGAGAGCTGCGAGGTGCGGGCGCGGGAGATAGTGACAGCAGTATCAGCCATTGTGATTTCCTCCTAGGTTGAGGGTTAGCTGGTGCCGGCAAACTTGCCGAGACCGAGGGGGTTCTTCACCAGGAGGGTGAGGGCCGCGAGGATGAACCCGCGACGACCACCGCCGAGGTCCGGCAGCTCGTTCGACTCGATACCCAGCATATAGCCGATACCGACCAGCTCGGGGTCAATGACGTAGCCACGGGCCTTCTGCTGGTTGGTGGTGGTCGAGGGATCAGCGCCGTCCGCGATACCGTTGAACAGGTCGGGAACGACCGTCACGGTGTGGAAGTCGCCGACATAGACGGTAACGTCCAGGTCGATCTTGTGCGAGGAGGCATCCTGCGTGACCTGATAGGTCTTCGTGGTGCCAGACGCGCCTTCCTGACGCTGGAACTTGCTGATCGCCCGCTTCAGATTCGGGCCGGCGAACAGCGTGTAGGACCGGCGGCCACCGACCTGCTGGAAGATCGACTGGAACACGTCGTTGAACGCGGACTCACCGAGGGAGCCGGTCGCCGTGGTGTCGATGTTGCCAGAGGGCGTGCGGAACGCGGCAGGAACGTCAGTGCCAGGGCTGGCGCTGATCCACTTGCCAAGAGCGCGCAGCTTGTACGGGGACGGGGGCGCCTCCTGCTGGCGATCATTGTCGGAACCGATGCAAGCCTCGATGGACCGCTTCAGTTCGCGCATCGCTTTCATCTTGGCGTTCGCGACCTCGCTGGCGACACCGGCCACATCAGAAGCCTCCTGCAAGCGGGAGACCATCCACTGCTCGCGGAACTGCTGGACGTAATTGCCGATACGGGCGCGATTGACGGCCTGATTGGAGAAGGCGAGGACATCCTGACCTTCCAGCACGCCGCCAAAGCTGACGGGCGAAAGGGAGTCAACCTGCCACTCCTGATAGGCGTTGGTCATCCGCTTGGTCTTCGCGAAGGTGGAAACCTTCGGGGTATCCTCGGGGGCGAGGATGGTAAGGAAGTCGGTGAGATCTTCACGATCACCCGAGACGTTGTAAGTAGTGCTAAGAGCCATAAACTAATGTTTAACGAGTTTGTTTGGCCGCTTCTCGGGCCAGGAGGAATTGGACTGCTTCGTTTGTCGTGACTCCACCCTTCTTGGACAGATGCTGCCGGAGAGCCTCAACCTGCGTGGCCGACTTTGTGGAAGACGGAACGCGGCTTTCGGAACTTCCAGAAGTGGCAACCGTTTGACTGCTGGGCGGCTTGCTGGAGGGGATGACGCCAGCCTTAGAAGGCTTAGCCTTACCCTTCTCCTTGGCCTGCAACGCTTTGAGCCCCTCAATCTGCACCCCGATGATCCATTCCGCATTGGGAAGGTTCTTTAGCCACGGCATTTGCAGGTAAGCCTGCTGGGCCGCGACGTACTCGGGAGTGGACTTGTCCTTCAAGAAGGGGAACTTCTCGTAGGCAAGTTGTTGAGCCTGACCGCGTTGCTGCAGAAACTGCGTTCGGGCAGGAATATCATCCTCCAACGTCTTTTCAGCGTTGATGATGATGGTGTTCAGCGCCTCCCGATCCAATACCTGCTCTCCGAGCTGGATAGGCTCAAAGTTGGTCTTGGCGAGCTGCTGCTGCGCGAACCGCTTGGCTTCCTTGGCCTGTTGGGCTAAGGACTGGAGACCGTTGTAGTCCTCAATCTGGGCGAGTGGCACCGTGCCTTGCGGCAGGGGAGCAATCGGCACTGGAGCAGGTTGCGCCTGCTGCTGTTGCTGCGACTGCCTAGCCATCTCCAGCTTGAGTTCATTCAACTGGGCCTCAACGGCCTTGCGCTTCGCGACTTCCTTGCCGATGCGCTTGTTGATATTCTTCTGAATCTCTGGCGAGATCTGAGAAGGAACTGAGTCCTCTTCGGCTTCCGGTTCCGTGGCTTGCGCCTCGGGCTCGGGGGCCTCGGATTCGACAGACTCGGCGGGTGCCGCTTCTGTGGATGCGGGTTCTTCAGCCTTGTCGGGCTGTGCAACCTGTTCCGCTAGTTTAGCTTGGGCTTGTGCGTTTTCCGCCTGCATATTAAGCAGACGTTGCGCGGCCTGAGCTACACTCAGATTGCTGTTTGGTGCATCGCTTTTCGTCTCGGGCGCCGGGGGCGCTTCAACTGGCTGCGAAGTGGCTGGGACTGTATCGTTAGACATCGTGGGTTTAAAGCCCCCAAGGGCGGGACAGGGCGGGAGCCCAGTGCCATCAGCCGTGATTATATCACGGACCTATGTCAAGCGGTATTAGGCCATCTTATCCCTGATCATCTCCTACTGCCTGCTGCACCTGCGTGGCTACATAGTCGTCAAACAGGTTGATGATCGCTTCGTAGGCCCGCAGTTCGCCCACCGCCGCAGCGGTTAGTTTCTCATCAGCCACGGTCACATCGTTCATCAGATCCAGCAGCGTGTTGCGCTGGATCTCTCGCAAGTGGTCGATAAACTCCTGGAACGCCTCGGTGGGCGCAAGGCGCACCAAGGCGACCTGGAGCAGTTCGACCCGTTCGCGGGCAGTGAGGAGATTGCGTTTACGAGGAGGCATTGCGAGGTGAGGTGGTAGCCGGCATCGGTCCAGGCATCTGGGCGCCTAGGCGGCCAATGGTGGCGTTCTGCTGCTGTTGTTCCTGGAACTGGTACTGCTTGGCGCGAGCGTCGATGCGTTCGCGGAACGCTTGGTCCTGCGAGTACCGCTGCTGGACGTCCGGCTGCTGCAGGTACTGCTGGATGACCTGCAGGCCGAGCTGCGGCGGCGTGCCAATGCGGATGTTTTTCGGGATGCCGGCAAAGATCTGCGCCAGATCCTGCTGCTCGTCGTTGACCACCTGCTGCTGGCCCGCCTTAACCGGGCGGATGATGCGCTCGGCGATGTTGGGATCAATGGAGGAGACAAACGCTTGGAAGAGCGCCGACCAGTCGCAGACGCCATCGCGGTCAAGCGACTGCGCGCCTTGGATAATGGCGGTCCACTTTTCCGCCATCGACTTAAAGTCGGTGCTCTGGACGTCCCACGAGAGGTAGAAGTCGAACTCCTCGTTCACGTCACCTTTCTCAAACATCATCGTGTCCGCGTCCTTGACGCCCATCACGCGGAAAACGACCTGCTCCTTGCCGTACTGCTTATAGAGCTTCCAGATCTGGCGGAAGCTCTTGGACAGGCAGGTCAGGAACTTGTTGATCTCCCATTGATTGTAGATCGGGTCAACGGAAGGATCGCCCTTCTGCGCGGCAAAGCCGTTGTACTCCTTAAACGAGGACTCCAAGAGCGACTCGGAGTTCTCCGTGTTCATATCCGGAATCGGCCGGTCGGCGTAGTGATACTCGTTCGGCCGGCGCTCGGAGATAAGCGCACCTGGACCCCAGCGGCCCGGCGGGCGGCCCTGCGGGTAGCAGATGGGCGGAAGGATGGCGAGGGACGCGGCGTCGATGCGACTGTCCTTGTGCGCCTTGATCTGATCCTGCCACGGCTTGCCCGGCTCGGGGACGCCCCGGCTGTCGTGCAGCTTGCGGCTCAAGTACTCGCGGCGATAGAGGACAAACGGATACTCGCCGTGGGCGTAACCGAGAAGGCCGTGCTTGGCGAAGCCCGATTGTTTGTCGTCCGGCGGCATCTGCGGGTTGAAGACCGTGCAGTAGATGCCCGGCACGCCATCCTCGTCCGACAAACGCTGATAGGCGTAGACGATGCCAATCTTGTCCGTGAACCGCTGCTGCGTGTAGACGAACGAACGGCTGATGGGTTGCGTGTACTCGGAGGGGCTGATGGTGATCAGCCGGCCACGCTGCGTCTCAATCGCCTTTTCCACCCAGTCCTTGTCCCAGCCGTCATCGCGCACCAACTGCCGGAGCTGCTCGGCGGTAAAATACTCTACCCGGTAGATGCCAGGCACCCGCTCCAGATCCAGCGAGAACGACGGGATGAACAGGTTTTCATCCAGGTTGAACGCCCGCAGGACGGGGTAGGACCGCTCCGGCCCCTCCACTGGCACCGTGGTCTCTGCAGTCTTCCGCAATTCCTTGAGCATCTTGGTCGCCTTGGCCCGGCTGCAACCGTACTGCTCCTCAAAGATGGACTTCAAGTCCTCCTCGGCGGCCTTGTCCTCGATCAGGGCAACAATGTCGATCTGCGGGAACTGGAGCTGAAGATCCTCCAGCCGGACATTGACCAGCACCTTCTCCCGGCGCTTCTCCCAGAACTGACCCATCACGGCCAGTCCCTTCTCGTTCATATAGTTGGCGGCAATCTCAACCTCCCGATGCACCTCTGGAATCTGCGTCTGGATCAGCCAGCGCATAAAGTTGGTCACGAGGTTGGACCGCTCCATATCGTTGGTGCCAACCGGCACCGCCGAGAGGTTGGCCCGCTGGAAAGCCATACACTCCATCGCCACCTTTTTGTTGATGATGTTATCAACGAGGAAGACGCGCAGATCGGACGCGCCGTCCCAAGGCGTGGGGCTCGTCTTGCTGCCCTCGCGGGAATGCTTCTTCCCGTCCGCTGACTGGCCGTTCCAGATGGCGTACCGGGTCTGGTAGTTGACGCGGCACTGATCGACGTAGGGCTGGTTGTCGGCAACGCAGTCCTCAAAAGCCTTGCAGATCAGGTTAAAATCAGGAGCGTTGTCGCCGGACGGGGCCAGTTGCAGACTCGGATCGTTGGGGACGGAAGTCTGGAGGGAGTCGATGGAACTCATTGCTTAGGGCGCTATGCGTAAGCCCCTTCCAAGGCAAGTTAATAGCTCCACGTCCGGTTGTCGGTTTGCTGCATTGCCTGCGGGTCCATAAACTCGCAGTTGGCGACGAGCAAATAACGCAGGCAGTCCACTGGATCTTTGGTCGCCTCTTCCTTGCCGCCCTTGGCTGTATACTCACCCATTGAGTAAATCAGGTTCTGGCAGCGGTCAGAGATGTAGAGCCGGGGGCCGTTAAGGGCGGTAATGGGCTTACTCTCATCGTAGGACAAAAGGCCGTTGATCAACTGCAGGCCGTTCTCAATCTCCACGCCGGGGGCGGGGATGAACGTCATTCCCACGTCGTCCAGCTCGGAGATGATGGTGGTTGCCCCTTCGGCGGACTGCCTTTCCGCCGCACCGAGGCGCGGGTCAATGAGCCTTTCTTGAATCGTTTCACCGTCCTCACATTGCTCGATAAGCTCGACGTAGTCACGGATGCCTTTCTTGGAGCCTTTCTGCGCGGGACCGGGTTTGCCTTCGGCTCCGCTGCCGGGCAGTGCCCAGTCATCATAGTCGGGCCACTCGCGGTAGACCCACCAGGTGCCAGCCGCGTCGATGGCGACCCAGAGCATAAACCAGTTCTTCGATCCAGCAGGGTCCAAAGCCATATACCGAGTGACCGGATAGCTTGGGTCACGGACGAAAGGTAGGGTTTCATATGGGATGACGTTAACCTCCTTGTTGAATCCAGGGAATACGGAAGTGATAGACTTAGTCGGGATACCGTAGGCGCGGGCCAACACTTCGTCTCGGGGACGACCTAGCAGCTTTTTAGTGAAGTCGGACGTATCGAGGAAAGCGTTGTCCTCCGTCCAGAAGTAGTAAATCGCCGTGTTGGGTCGGGACAGCGACTCCTGCATAATCGGCAGTTCTTTGCCCACCAGCGGGGCAAACCGCTTCTTGAGGGTCTTCGTCTTGCCTAGGATGTCCTGCACCAGCGGCGTCCAGCCCGTTAGGGTTGTAAACGTCAGCAGGATGCGTCCGTGGAAATCGCTCGTCCGGTACTGCAGCGTCTCCCACATCTTCTGCGGGCACTCCTCATCGCACCAAATCAGGTGGGCCTTGTAGCCCTCGGCAATCTGGGCGTCGTTGGCGTAAGCACGGTAGTTACTGAACTTGATCGACCCACCGCGCACGGCGCCGGACAGCGGGGGCAAGATGCAGATGTTGTCGGTAAACCCGTTCTTCTGGCTGTACTGGACGGAGTGGTTTAGGCCCTTCTTGGTGGGCAGCCGGCGGATGCCGATGGGCAGGGCATCATAGATCATCCGCTGCTGGTCCTCGATGCTCCGGTCCTCGTTGACGTGGTAGGCCCGGACCTCGGCAGAGGGGATGCTGCCGCAGGCCCACACGCATAACCGGCTGGCAAAAATCGATTTCGACGAGCGGTTGCCACCTAAGATGATGTGGTTCTGGTACTTACCCCAGTTTGCCATCACTTCCTGCCACATTGGCAGGGTCCAGCCGGCACCCACGGGGTTATCCAACGCTTGTTTGTTCCGTTCTTCCCGGAAAGCGAGGTACTCGATCAGCTTGTCCTGCGGCCAGGCGGCCAAGTCGTCCCGCTCCGGGATCGGCACCCACGGGATACCAAAAGTGGGCGTGAAATCATCCGCAAAGTGTACGTCACCGAGTGGCATTGCGCTTTTTAAGGTTTACGGCGTAAGACTGACGGGCGGAAAGGAGTTGTTCCCACGGGATAATGCCTTGGCCGTCCACGTTTAGGCCGGCGGGCTCGGCGATGATGGACAAACGGGCGTATTCCCGCGCTCCCTCGATGTCGGGCTCGATGAGCCACTCATCCACGCAGCGTTTGGTTACCATTTCCATCTGCTAGAACCGGCTTGGGCTGAAGCAAGTGGCTAAAACCGGCCATAAACCTTATAAGATGCGCTAATATCCATAGAAATGCCTGACTTTGACGTTTCCGGCACTGCGTCCGTGGACCACCGTGCGGTTTCCTCTATGAAACGCATCCTCATTGCCACGCCGCTCAAGGGCGACATCCCCCGCAGCTACTTTAAGACCAGCCTGCAACTGGCTGCCGCCAAGATTCCGGACGTCAAACTGGACTGGTGCCTATTGGAGGGGCCGGCAGTGCAGCAGGCGCGGAACGAACTCGTGGCCTACGCCTTTGAGCACAAGTTCGACGAGCTGGTCTGGTGGGACAAGGACGTGTTGGCCGAGCAGCACGGCGAGGATGTGACCGCTGGGGCGCTCTTGCGGCTCCTCAAGCACGATGTGGACATCGTCTGCGCCATCTACGCCACCCGCTCGCTCAAGACGCACTGGCATATGCACCTGATTCCCGGTGAGCACGCCAACGAGGAGGGGCTGCAAAAGGTGTCCCGGTCGGCCCTAGGCTTTTCCAAGATGAAGATGAGCGTGTTTAAGCGCATCGCGGAGCTGAACTCTTGGCGCCGGGGGATCTTGGTGGACCCCAATCACCCGCCGCATCCGCTGCACGAGTTCTTCCCGATGGGGCTGCAGGGGCCGGGCACGCCGGAACGCCGGCTGGAAACTATCCGTGAGACACTCGGTGAGCCGGCCAAGAACAATGACATTATGGTCGAGCGCATCAAGCGACTGGTGGACCTCAAGTACGACGAGCCCAACGTGTTTGTCTCGGAGGATTACTGGTTCTGCGACCTCGTGCAAAAGGCGGGCATCGACATCCACGTTGATACGAAGCTCATTATGGCTCACACGGGCAAGGTGGCCCTGCCCATCGAGACCCCGCAGCTCCTAGAAATGCTGTCTGAGCCGTGGCGCAAGGACGAGATCAAGGCCATCAAGGCGGAGATGCTTGCCCAGAAGGAGGCAGCCAAGTGAGGGAGTTTACCAACACTTGGTTCCAGCAGACGGCAGAGACCAACTTCATCAACAATCTGCTGCCAAGGAAGGCGCAGTTCAAGAAGGCCATCGAGATCGGCTGCTACGAGGGCCAAGCCACCTGCTGGATGCTGGATCATATGGCTTTTGATCACATCGCCTGCATCGATACGTGGGAAGGCGGCGCCGAACATACGGGCGTCAATATGAAGGCCGTCTGGGGGCGCTTTGTTCATAACACCAATTACGGGCAGGGCGAGACTGTGCAGGCTTGGATCGATACGTCGGTTCGCGCACTTGCAGCGTCTGTGAATGACAAGGACGTTTGTCGCTACGATTTCATCTACGTCGATGGCAGCCACCTCGCCAAAGATGTTCTGACGGATGCGGTGCTGGCGTGGCAAATCCTAGAGCCGGGTGGGTACTTGGCCTTCGACGACTACACCTGGACGGAGAAGCCCCGGCAGGAGGCCAACCCGCTGGACAACCCAAGGCTGGCAATTGATGCGTTCTACACCATCTTCCGGCGGGAGGCGGTCATCCTGCCCTCCACCCAGCACCAGTTCTGGCTGATGAAGGTATGAGTCCCATCATCGGCATCCCCACCCGCTACGAGATCAAGGAGACGGAGCGTAAAATCCGGGACAAGCTGGCCTCCACCTATGGCCGGCGGTCTCGGGCCGAGGCGGGGCACCTAAGAGTCAGGGTGCAGCAGCTCTACAAAAACGGGATGACTCAGCAGCGGATCTCGGACCTCCTCGGCATCAAGCGGGATCTGGTCCACTACTACCTGAGCCGGTCCAAGGCTTAGGCTGCGTCATCCCCCTTCAGCGCATCCGCCATCATCTGCTGGCGGGTGGGCTTGGGCTCAGGTGGCGGGACCACCTCGGCCTCCACGGGAGCGGGCTGGGTGACGTCTGCGGTGGCGAACTTGCCCGTCAGCTTGGCAAGGATCTCCTCCTTGCTCATCCCGCCATAGTTGTTGACCTGGATGTTGACGTTGGCGTTGCCCACTGCAGCCGCCCCGGCCATCCGCTGACGCTTGTCCATCGCCACGGACAGGTTGAAGCCTAAGTTGTTGAGCGGGGTCTCGTCCACGGTATCCAGCATTCGGTCAAGGATCTTGTCAGCCAAGCAGTCGAGCTTCCCCATCAGCCGCTGGTTGAATTCCTCGACGCTCATCCCCACCACCCGCTGGAGCATCAGCCGGTCGTCCCGGCTAACCTCTTTGAGCAGGCCGTGTTTGGCGATGCCAATCCCTTTGGTCTCAATCGTTGCTTGAGCGACGGCATTGATCAGCTTCTGGGGCTGATAGCTCTTTTTGGGACTGTGCGGGTTCTTCTTTAGGCTCATCGGGTGTAGGCGGCATACGCCGCGTTCCTGGCCTGCTCCATAAAGTCCGTCGCAGACGGGTTGTAGTCGGGTTCCGTCGCCGGTGCCGGCTCCTCCACCGCAGCCACCGAAGCAACTACAGGTGCAATCACGGGCTCGGGCTCCACGGGTCTTACCTCCACGGGCCGATCCACAAACTCATACTCCGCATCCCTCCCATCCGCACTCACCCACACCCGCCGCACCATCCTCCTCTCCGCATACGTCAGCACCCGCCCCCCAATCTCCGCCTTCGCCCACTTCTTCTCC